CGGCATCCTCTTCATCTGCGGCGGCCAGTCGTACCAGGCCAACAAGATCGACAACGCCTACATCCAAGGCAGCACGGACGTCGTCTACACCGCCGACATGTTCATGCAGTTCGGCGGCGCCACGCCGGCCGACAACATCGCGAACTGGAACAGCCGTCTCACCCTGCTTCAAGCGTTCATCTCGACGTACCAGGTGCCTGTGCTGGTTCAGCAATGCGGCGTCACCTACGGCAACGATCAAAGCCCGCTCTTCGGATACACGAACGCGATTCTCTCCGGCCTCAACGGGGCTGGACTCGGATGGATCTGGTGGACGTATCGCGATCCCAACATCAACGGGTTCGCGCCGTACTACCAAACGGGCAGCACCTGGAACGTCCACGCGGACTTTCTCGCTGCCATCACAGGCTACATGCAGGCGCCTTGACTCGCTGAGCGCCTGATACCCCCTTCTTTGGTCGAGTCGCTCGACTCACCTTCGGCCCGCCTCCGTGCGGGCCTTTTCTTTTTCTGACCGCGACTGGAGACCACATGTCGACCATCCCCGCCAGCCACTTCGTCAGCGTGACCCCGAGCGTGCTTGCCGCGGGCGGTGCCGCGCTCGACATGAACGCGCTGATGATCACCAAGTCGAGCCGAGTGCCGATCGGCACGGTGGCCCAGTTCACCACGGCCGCCGCCGTCGCGAGCTACTTCGGCCCGGGCTCGAACGAGGCCAACGCCGCGACGATCTACTTCAACGGCTTCGACATCTCGACCAAGAAGCCCGGGGTGCTGCTCGTCGCTCAGAAGAACGGCGGCAACGTGGCTGCCTACCTGCGAGGCGGGAACGTGTCGGGCTACTCGCTCTCGCAGCTTCAGGCGCTGAGCGGCACGATCATCCTGACGGTCAACGGCGTGCTCTTCACGTCCTCGACGATCAACCTGTCGTCCGCGACCAGCTTCTCGAACGCCGCCACCATCATCCAGGCCGGCTTCACGTCGCCGACGTTCACGGTCACCTACGACTCGATCTCCGGCGGCTTCGTCTTCACGAGCTCGACGACCGGCCCCTCTTCGACGATCACGTTCGCGACCGGCACGCTCTCCGGCGCAGCGGGCCTTTCGCTGACGGCCTCGAGCGGCGCTGTCACCTCGCAAGGCGCGGCTCCCGCGTCGAACGAAGTCCAGTTCATGAACGGGATCATCGCGATCACCACGAACTGGGTCACGTTCTTCACCAACTACGACCCCGACCAGGGCAGCGGCAACACGGACAAGATGAACTTCGCGTCCTGGGCCAACAGCCAGGGCAACCGCTACGCCTACGTCGCATGGGATCAGGATGCGACGCCCACGACGACCGTGCCGGCGACGACCTCCATGGGGTACCTGCTGGCGCAGTCCGGGTCGTCCAGCACGGCACTGGTCTACGGTACGGACTACACCAAGGCAGCGTTCATTTGCGGCTGCGCCGCAAGCCTGGACTTCAACCGCACGAACGGGCGCGACACGTTCGCGTTCTTGAACCAGTCCGGCCTCAGCCCGGACGTGACCGACGTCACCACCGCCTCGAACCTCGAGTCCAACGGCTACAACTACTACGGCATCGCGGCCAACGCGAAGCAGCAGTGGCAGTTCCTCTACCCGGGCTCCATCTCGGGCAAGTTCCTGTGGCTGGACTCGTGGATTTCGCAGGTCTGGCTCAACAGCTCGCTGCAGGGCGCGCTGATGAACTTCCTGCTGCAGATCGGCAGCATCCCCTACAACTCGGACGGCTATGCGCTCGTGCGTCAGGCCTGCATGGGGCCGATCACGGCTGCCCTCAACTTCGGCGCCATCCGCAAGGGCGTGACGCTCTCGACGGCCCAGATCGCCGAGATCAACAACGCCGTTGGCACGGGAGCGAACGCCGCAGCGGTCGTCTCCTCGCAGGGCTTCTACCTGCAGATCCAGGATGCTGCGCCGTCGGTTCGAGCTGCTCGCGGATCGCCGCCGATAACGCTGTTCTACGCCGATGGTCAATCGATCCAGAACATCAACATCGCGTCGATCGCGGTGCAGTAAGAGAGGGAGTCCGCCATGTCTCTGACCACCGCCAATTCGTCGATCGTACTTTCGTTCGCCGGCCTCTACCCCAACGGGGTGACGCTGCAGAAGTTCACCGCCGACGACATCTTCGACACAGCCGACGTCTCGAACGCCGAAGTCGTCATGGGCATCGATGGGAAAATGTCGTATGCATGGAAGCCGGCCCCCATCGTGCAGACCTTCAGCGTGATGGCCGACAGTCCGACCGCACTGATCTTCGACCAGGTCTATGCGTCTGAACAGCAGGCCAAGGAGAAGATCCTCGTGCAGGGCATCGTCCGCATGACCGGGCAGGGCCTCGTCTACCAGATGATGAACGGCGTCATCACTTCAATGTCTGTCATGTCCTCCGCGAAGGTCACCGCTCAGCCGCGAAAGCTGCAGGTGACCTGGGAATCGATGAACGCCTCGCCGATCTAAACCATGCGCAACACCATCGACATCACCATCCCTACCGAGGGGCGCGACAAGGGCAAGACGTTCCGCATCACCGAGATGTCGGCCAAGGCCGGCGAGAAGTGGGCGCTGCGAGTCGTCAACGGTGTCGCGCGTGCAGGCTTCGAGCTGCCGGAGGAGCTGCGCGGCATCGGTATGGCGGCGGTCGCTACGCTGGGCGTCAAGACGATCTTCGGGATGGCGTGGAGCGACCTGGAGCCTTTGCTCGATGAACTGCTCGCCTGCGTGCAGATCGTCATGCCCAAGGGAGTGCGCCCCTTGGTGGACGAGGACATCGAGGAGCCGAAGACGCTGCTGATGCTGCGCGCGGAGGTGCTCGAGCTGCATACCAGTTTTTTCTCACGCGCCGGCCTGTCGAATTTGATCTGGTCGGCGGGGCCGGCACCGGAAAGCACCGCTTCGCCGAAGTCGCCAACGTCCCCCGCCTGATCGCCAAGGTCGTCGCCGCTGGAAAGGCGACGATGGCAGACCTTGGCGATCGGCTTGGCGTTCAAGACCTCTACGACCTGATCGAGGTCATCGACGTGCAGAGCTACAACCAGCATGTCGCGCACCTGAACGCGGAGTCCTGACATGGCGACCATCATCGACGCGCTGCTGATCACGCTCGGCCTCGACCCGTCGGGCGTCAAGCAGGGAAGCAAGGAAGCCGAGGACACCCTCAACAAGACGGCCAAGACTGCCGAGGATGCTCAAGGGCGCATCGACGAAGCGACCAAGAAGACCGACGCCGAGCGCAAGAAGGCCGCCGAGGAGGAGAAGAAGCGCCAGAAGGAGTCCGAGGCCGCGGCCAAGCGTCTGGAAGATGGCTACAAGAAGATCCGCGACAGCCTGATGGACATCGCTGCGGCGATGGTGGCGGCAGTCGCCGGTAAGGAGTTCGTCAGCTACATCACGCAGACCGACACCGCTGCGATGAAGCTTGCGACGAATGTCGGTGCGACCTCCAAGGAGGTGCTGACTCTGCAGTCTGCCTTCGAAGGGATTGGGGCTTCCGGAGACGAAGCAAGCGGCGCGCTGCTTAGCGTGAACAAGATCCTCGAAGACTTGAAGAATACAGGCTTCTCCGAAGCGTTGTACCCGTTGCAACGGGCAGGCCTGGACGTCGGGAAGTTCCGGGATGCCCACAGTCAACTCGAGCGGCTGGGGATGCTATCGGACGCCCTCAAGAAGATGACGCCGCAGGATGCGCAGTACTGGGGCCAGAAGGCTGGGTTCAGTGAGGAGACCGTCAATCTCCTGATCCGAAGCAATGAGGAGTTGGACAAGTACCTAAAGCGAATCGCGGAACAGATCAGACAGACCGAAGCGGACAAGCGCGCGACTTCGGAGAGGAACGATGCTTATGCCGAACTGCATCGCACGTTCGCCAGCATGGGCCGCACGATCGTGACTCAGCTCACGCCCATCATCGTGGGCATGCAGAAGGCGTTCGCGGCCGTCTTCGACTACCTGGCGGACAAGCCAACGCTGGCGACCGGTGCGATCGGAGGACTCGTCAGCGTGATGGGCCTGCTGCTGGGCTTCAAGATGACCGTCTGGGCGCAGCAGATCGGGGGCGCGTTCGGGGTGCTTGGAACCGTCGCCGGCGCGCTGGTCGGGCGCCTATCGCTGGTACTGGCCACCATCACCGCGATCTACGAAGTCTGGCAACTCGGAAAGAGCCTGTGGGACTGGTACCAGATTTCGCATCGCGATGGAATCCACCTCACGCCAGAAGCGCAGGCTCGCGTCGACCGCGGGGAGGCCGCTGGCGTCACCATCGGTGCCGCGCCAGCACCGGGCCCCGAGCTCGCCGACAAGGAGCAATTCCTCCGACAGCTCGAGCAGCAACACGGATTGCCGACGGGGCTGCTTGACAGCGTGTGGCGCCAGGAGTCGGGCCGCGGCCGGAACCTGACCAGCTCTAAGGGAGCGCGAGGTGACTTCCAGTTCATGCCGGGCACGGCCGCGCAGTACGGAGTCGACGTCACGAGCTTCGATAGTTCAGCGCGTGGCGCCGCCCAGATGTACGAGGACCTTCTGCACCGGTACGGCGGCGACCTGCGCATGGCGTTGGCCGGCTACAACTGGGGCAGTGGCAACCTCGATCGGCAGGGGCTCGGCCGCGCGCCGACCGAGACTCGCAACTACGTCGACTCGGTCATCGCGGGGATGAACATCCCTCAAGGCGGCGGCACCGGTGGCACGAGCGTCAGCGTCGGCCCGGTGACCATCAACACGAGTGCTCCCACGATGGAAGGTGCCGGCAGTGACTTTGGCCGCGGCCTGCGCGGGCGGCTCGCACTCGCCAGCCAATCCAACGGCAACGTGAACTGATGGCGACCGACCTGCAACTCGCGACATCTGACTCAAGCGATACCCGCTTTGCGTCCGTCGCGAATCAATACGGGGTCTTCCTCAACGGCGCGCCAGTGCTTGAAGGCGACAGCTTCGTTGGCTACGAGTTCGTCAACGAATCGCGCATCACGATGGTTCCGCTGCAGGCCGGAGCCTTCACGTCGATCAACAAGGTGGCGACGCCATTCGACGTGCGGGTGCGCATCACGAGGGGCGGCTCTGTTGCGGATCGCGCAGCGCTGCTTTCGGAGCTGCAGACTCGCGCGGCATCGCTCGACCTCTACGACATCGTCACGCCCGAGAAGACCTACACGTCGGCCAACATCGTCAAGGTCGCGCATTCGCACCGCCTCGACAGCGGCGCGACGATGCTCGTTCTGGAGATTCACTTCCTCGAAGTGCGTCAGATTGCGTCAACTTCGTTTACGGTGGCAGCGCCATCTGCAGCGGCTGTAAAGCCGATCACGAAGGCACCAGCAGGCCCGCGGAACGATCCGACGCAGGTTGGTGTCGTGCAGGCACAGCCGGTGTTGCCTCCCGTGCAGCAAGAGGCTGTGGATGCATTGCTGCTCCTGCAGGGGCCGTGAGGGCTCGTAGATGCTGACTGTCCCGATCATCGATGCGCCGTCGCAGACGTTGTCTGCGACGCTCGGCGGACAAAACTGCCGTCTGTCGTTGCGGACGTTCACGACGGGCCTGTACCTCGACCTGTACATCAATGACACGCCGATCGTGGTCGGTGCTGTTTGCTTGGACCGGTGTTTGAGCATCCGCGCGGCCTATACAGGATTCGTGGGTGACCTGATGTTCGTTGATACACAGGGCAACGACGACCCATCCAGCCCAGGGCTCGGGACGCGCTTTGTGCTGGTTTACCTCGAAGCGAGCGACCTCGCATGAGCTTCGTCAAGCGCAAGATCACCGTGCAGATCAATCTTGGCACGGGAGTGTTTGGGGAGGACGGCGCCTCGAACGTAGTCGTCCTCACTGGCTACCGTGTGCAGGCGCGCATCGACAAGGTCATCGGGCCGGGGCAGGGCACTGCGGAGATTCGCATCTACGGCCTGACACCGTCGCTGATGGGCCAGCTCTCGGCCCTGAACGCGGCTGACATGGCGGCTCGCAAGAACACCGTCTCGCTCCTAGCAGGCGATGACGACGCTGGCATGGCGCTGGTGTTCCAAGGTCAGATCATGGTGGGGCAGCAGTGCCTAAACACGCAGCCAGATACGTCGCTCCTTATCGTCGCCAACTCGGGCGCGCACGCGAGCGTACAAGTCGTTGCGCCGGTCTCCTACACGGGCAGCGCGGACGTCGCGACGATCCTGGGCAACATCTGCGCGACGGCGAAGTGGGGCTTCGAGAACCATGGCGTGCGTATGCAACTTCAGACGCCGTACCTCGTCGGCGACCCGCTCTCGCAGATCAAGAAGGTCGCCGAGGCCGGCCGCGATGTGTTCGAGTGGACAGTCGACGACGGCAACAACGCCGCGAACCACGTCCAGACGCTCGTCATCTGGCCAAAGGGAGCCAACCGCAACAGCTTGGTGCCGCTGGTATCGCCTCAGACGGGGATGGTCGGGTATCCGAACTACTCCAGTTCCCTCGTAGGCATGGATATCGAGACCATCTTCAACCCGCACCTAGTCGTCGGCGGCGCCGTCCAAGTGCAGGTCGATCCAGGATGCCCGCTCAAGAGCGCCAACGGCACCTGGAAGGTCTACAACATCACACACGAGCTCGATGCGGAGATGCCCGACGGGCGCTGGCACACACGCTTCTACGCGGCGAGCTCCTGAGACGGCAATGGCAAACGGACTGTTCGGATCGCAACAGACTGCCGACACGGCCAGCGAGTGGAACATGCTCGCCTTCATCGTGCAATCAATGATGCGTGGCATGGCGACCGCTACGCTCGTCAAGGTCACAGCCGTGACCAATGACGGGGGCGTCGCGCCGGTTGGTTTCGTCGACCTGCAACCCCAGGTGAACCTACTCGATGGCGCCGGCGTGGCTGTCCCGCACGGCACGATCTACCACTGCCCGTACATGCGCATCCAGGGCGGCGCGAACGCCGTCATCCTCGACCCGCAGGTTGGTGACATCGGAATCGCCGTCTTCGCCGATCGCGACATCTCGAGCGTGATGGCAAACCGCGGCCAGGCGAACCCGGGCAGCCGGCGCCGCTTCGACATGGCCGACGCGATGTATCTTGGAGCCTGGAGCGCGACGGTGCCGGAGCAGTACGTCCGCTTCAGCGTCGACGGCATCGAGATCGTCTCTCCGACGAAGGTCAAGCTCGCAGCGCCGGACGTAGACATCGAGTGCACGGTCCTGGAGATCAACGCGACCAGCTCGGTAACGATCACGACGCCGACTTTCACGGTCAACGGCGATACCACGAACAACGGCGCCGTGCACACGACGGGCGCCTCAACGGTCGACGGTGTACTGACGGCCAATGGAGACGCGGCGTTGAACGCGACCCTCTCGGTCACCGGCATCGCCAACTTCTCTGGTGGTGTCTTCGACGGGTCCACGAGCATCGGCGCAGCCCATCAGCACCACTACGATGGCCACAGCTCCGGCACGTGGACGACTAGCGGGGTGATCTGATGAACTCCCTTTCTCTCGATGCGAACAACGACCTGATGCTGGACTCCGCGGGAAACCTCGCGATGGTCTCAGGCTCACAGCGGCTGGCCCAGGACGTGGCCTGCGCGATCCGTACCGTGGCCGGCGAAGTCATCTACGACGAGACGCTCGGCATTCGCTGGTTCGACGATGCCCTCGGCCAGACGATCAATCCCGCGCTGATCAAGGCGGACTGCGAGGCCGCTGCGCTGACGGTGCCTGGCGTGCAATCGGTGCAGGTGTTCCTGACCGGGCTGACAGCGCGCTCGCTCTCCGGCCAAGTGCAGATTACCGGCACGGATGGGTCTGTGACGACCGCCAGCTTCTAGACCTCATTCTCTGCACGCAAGGGCTGCTTCGGCAGCCCTTCGTCATTTGAAGGCTCCGCATGCCCACCTCCGTCCCGAGCATCACCATCGGCCCGAATGGCCCGGTCGCGCCCACAGAGGCGGCGATCCTGGCGGGCCGGCAGGCAGACATCAATGTCGCGCTCGGGGGCAACCAGGCATCTCAGCTCACGACGCCCCAAGGGCAGATCGCGAGCATGGACTCGGCGATCATCGCTGACGCGAATGCGCAGTTGCTGGCGCTGTTCAGCGGCGTCGACCCGGCGATTGCGGACGGCAGGATGCAAGACGCGATCGGGCGGATCTACTTCCTGACGCGCATTCCGGCTACCTCGACGCAGGTGACGGCGACGTGCATCGGCGCAGTTGACACCGTGATCCCGGCTGGCTCCCAGGCGATCGATCAGGCAGGCAACATCTACGCAAGCAACGCACGCGCATCGATCGGCGCCGGCGGGACGGTGGACATCGTCTTCTCATGTCTCTCGACAGGCCCGATTGTCTGTCCCGCGGGCACCCTCAATCGCATCTATCGTGCGATCCCCGGATGGGACACCATCAGCAATGCGGCTGACGGAATCGCCGGTCGGGATACTGAGACGCGAGCGGAGTTCGAGTTTCGCCGTAGCCAGTCCGTCGCGGCGAACGCGCAAGGGTCGGCGCAGTCCGTCCAAGGCGCCGTGCTGGCGGTAGCCAATGTGTCGGATGCGCTGACGCTTGACAACCCGCTTGGCGTGGCAAACGGTGCCCAGTTCACCGCATCGATCTCCGGGACGACGATGACCGTCTCTGCGGTCTCGAATGGCGCCATCGTACTCGGTGACATGATGGTGGGATCAGGGGTTTCGGCAGGGACTGTGATCGAGGCTTTCGGCACCGGTTCCGGAGGTACGGGCACCTACACGCTGAACATCTCGCAGAGCGTCTCGTCCGGTTCCATGTCGTCAAGCCAGTTCGGCGTGATCCTGAACCCGCACAGCATCTTCGTGTCGGTGGCCGGTGGAGACGACCAGGACATCGCACGGGCCATTTGGACGAAGAAGAGCGGCGGATGCGGCTACACGGGCAGCACGACTGTTACGGTCACGGATACGAGCAACGGATACGTCGCTCCATATCCGGCCTACCAAGTGACGTTCCAGCGACCAGCAGCGACACCGATCAAGTTCGCTGTCACTCTCAAGACGAACCCCAACGTCCCCGCAAACGCGTCCGACCTGATCAAGGCCGCAATCATGCAGTCATTCTTGGGGGCGGACGGCGGCCAGCGAGCTCGCATCGGCAGCGAGCTTTTTGCGCTGCGCTTCAGCGGCAACATCGTCGCGCTCGGCTCGTGGGTGCAGCTCTATTCGATCAAGCTGGGTATCAGCGCGGCAACGCTCGACCACATCCAGGTGCGCGGCGATCAAGTTCCGACGATCTCCGCATCGAACATCGCCGTGAGCTTCGTGATCTGACATGCAAGACTGGTTCTCACTGATCCAGGCGCAGTTCGCGAACTCGCCGCGCCTGCTCGCTCTGATCGAGACGTTTAACGATGCGATCGATCCGTCCGCAGTCATCGACGAGTGGGTGCAGCAGGTCTGGGACATCGATACGGCCGAAGGCTGGGGGCTTGATGTCTGGGGGCGCATCGTCGGCGTGGGGCGTGTGCTCGAGGTGCCGCCCGATACGAGCGATCTTACCTACTTCGGGTTCTCGCAGGCCGTGGGTGGCGGGCGCATCGATACCTACGGAGCGGCGCCCTTCTATGGAGGAGACCCTCCGGCGCAAGCCTATGCGCTGTCCGATGACGCGTACCGCACGCTCATCTTGGTCAAGGCGCTTTCGAACATCACCGATCGCTCGGCCGCGACGCTGAACAAGTCTCTCATGCTGCTATTCCCGGGGAGAGGTAACGCGTATGTCGAGGACAACCTCGACATGACGATGTACTACCGCTTCACGTTCCCGCTGACGCCAGTGGAGCAGGCCATCCTCACGCAGTCCGGCGCCGTACCACGGCCGGCCGGCGTGCTCATCGATTTCTATGCCGGCGACCTGCTCACCGAAGATGGAGGGTTCCTCCTATCCGAGAGCAGCGCCGGCCTCGCTCTGGAGGTCTGAGTGCCCGCAGTCGATACAAAAATCTCCGCGCTGCCTAGCGCGACCGCGCTCACCGGTGTGGAGGTGGTGCCACTCGTTCAGGGCGGCGCGACGAAGAAGACGCCATCCCTTGGGCTTCTGAACCCTCTCATTCAGGTCCGCACGGATACAGCAGTGCCCCACATGGGGATCAACTTCCCGGCCGTGCCAGAGAGTATCTGCGTCACCGAGAGCGACAACACCCGCGATGGGGACGGCATCGGGTATGTCACTCAGGTGCAGCGGACGTTCAACGCGAGTCCTGTTGGAGACGCGAATGACCTGCGCGGCTCGATTCGTGGACTGACCACCGTCAACACCGGCCTTACCAACGTCAACGCGATCTGGTGCATCAGTGGCGAGGTCTCGCTCGCGGCCGGATCGGCCTCCGGATCTGGCATCGGCGGGGCAACAGCGGTCTCTGGCGTTGTGCAGAAG